TATTTGAATTGGATTCGTTAAGCCTTTCACATTTCTGCGAAAACAAAGCATATATGTCATTTCTGGAAATTAAAGAGACTATTGGCATTGCTGATGCCAAGGACTACCTTTTTGACCTTCTGGAAGAAAATGAAAATCTATTTAGTAAATATCTAAACAACCTTAAAATCAAAAGAATAAATGAAAAATAACAAAATCCCAATTTTAGAGAAGTACAAAAACTTCGCATTGCCGGTAGACGAGAATGCCGAAAAAGCCACAATCTGGTATTGTTTAAACGGAAAACAAGAAATTGTTATCGAGTTTATCAAAAACAAAGATTTATTCTATAATGCTGACTATTCAAACATATTTGAGCAAATACTAAACTGCATAAACAAGGAGATTGAGCCAACGCCATTAAACATTTTAAGGGCTGGATTTAAAAACCTTGGGAAATTAGCATCGGAGATAAAAAACCTAAAAGAACCATCAAACGATATTTACGGCTCATGCATGAGGGTAATCGAAACCGATATTTCAAGAAAAGTGATTGTGAAATGCTCTGAAGCTATGGATCTGGTTTATGCCAATAATTCAGAATCTATTTCAGTAGCCGATGATTTGACAAATTTCTCAAACGAAATATCCGAATCGCTAAACCACATGAGCAAAATAGACTTTCAGGATTTGATAAAGGAAGTTGTTCAGGAGGTGAAAGAAAGAGTTTTGGATAATTCCAAAGTAGTTAAAACCAATATTGGCAACATTGACAATGCTTTGGGAGGTTTTGAAGATGGCTCATTGTCGGTAATTGGAGCAAGGCCAAGCATGGGCAAAACGGCTTTTTTGGTGCAATTAATGTACAACATTGCAGTAATTCAGCAGAAGCCTGTATTGATGTTCAATCTGGAAATGACCAAGCAGGAACTTACAAAGAGAATTTTGGCACTACACACAAGGTTTTCAAACTTTGAAATCAGACAAGGTTTTGACCGTGACATGGACAAATTCAACGAGTTTGAGCAGAGAATTAAGACATTAACGGCCAACAACATACATATTATAGACAATATCTATGACGGCAACCAGATAGTTTCAAAAACCAAACAAATGGTTAAAAACTCGGGTGTCCGGGTAATGTTCTTTGATTACTTGCAATTATCAAGCATCAAAGATTCCGGAAACAGAGAGCAGGAAGTAGCCAAAATATCCAAGTCATTAAAGCAGTTGGCTAAGTTTTCAAAAATACCTGTTGTGGCTTTGTCTCAACTAAATAGACTTGTAGAATCAAGAGGCGGAGACTGCAAGCCAAAATTATCAGACATTAGAGAATCAGGCTCAGTAGAACAAGATGCTGATAATGTCATTTTCCTACACCGCCCAGAGTATTACGGCATTGAATCGGTGGATTACGCATCAACAACAGTCAATTTGCTTGAATTTATCATTGCTAAGGCCAGAAACGGTGTATTAAAAACGGTACTGCTCGATTACGACCGCAAATACAACCTGATTCGAAATTGGGGCATAGTTGACGAAACATTACCACCGACAATTTTTAACAACACACAAAATATAAGCCTATTTGAAAATGAAGTGCCAACCATATCAATAGCCAATTTCTAATGAAAGATTTAAATCAAATATTTTGCGAACCCATGAAAATAGGTGAGGTAATCAAAGATTTTGTGACTGACAAATACGAATTGCCATTGAGTGAAATTCCTTATTGGATAGAAAACGGATGGAAGTTTGACGAGATGCAAAGCATCATGTACAAGAAAGGCCGGGAAGCGGTCAATGTTCAACAATTTAAAACAAATCAATTATGAAATATACCATAATTCTACAAGACAAAACCGTTTTTCATACCGATTGGTACGATTACGAAAATAACTGGACTGATGAGAATTGCTTTATGATTTTAAACAACATCAGTTGCCAATATTCGATTAATGGCAAAGACTGGATTGATATTGAAGATGACCACCTTTAAAAATTACCTTAATGATTAAAATACACATCAAACCCATAAGCCAGAACGAGGCCTACAAAGGCCGAAAGTTTAAAACAAGCACTTATCATGCTTATGAAAAACTTTTGACAATGCTGTTACCAGCCCGGTTGGAAGTTCCAGAAGGTGGGAAGTTGGAATTCAGAATCAAAGTCGGTTTATCTTCCAAAAATGCCGATGGCGACAATCCGATAAAAAGCACTCAGGACATAATCGCCAAAAAATACAAATTCAACGACAAACGGATTTACCGTTGGATGATTGAAAAAATCGACACCGCCAAAGGTGCGGAATTTATAGAATTTGAAATTTTAAACTTAAAACAATGAAACCATGCAGACAATGTAATTCCAAAACAAAAGGCTATTACACCGAAAAATCAAGAAAGTGCAGGAAATGCACAAGCCAGAAACTAATGGAAGCCCAAAAATCAGATGCAGAGCGAAAAGGATTTTCAAATTATTACCAAATGCAGAAATTTAAAGAATTTAACAAAGCAACCAGATGAAAGAAGAAATTATAAACCACCTAAAAGGCACAAAACAGCTATTGTCAGCATTTCAAATAGCAAGAATCGCAAATGTTACCGAAAAAGAAATCCAGCCCGTTTTGGACGATTTATGTGCAAAGTCTATTTTGGAAAAATTAAGGTTTCGAACGCCTGGTGCATATTCAAAAATAAACAATTATTACAAAATAAAAAGATGAGCAAACTATCAAAAAACCTCAAAAAGCTAAGAAGTAAAATGGGATTAACTCAGGAGCATTTATCAGCAATGATCGGAATCAAGAGACCGGCTTATGCCTCTTATGAAGAATACAGAGCCGAACCACCAATCAAAATTATTATTGCCCTATCGGCTTTGTTCAGAGTAAGCATTGATGATTTATTAACAAAAGAGTTATGAGATTACTAAATTACAATATTGGCCATGTTTACAAGTATCCGGAGGGAGGAAAGTTTGTTCTTGCAGAAAAAAGAAACTTTACATTTCATTTTAAATGCGGTCACTGGTGTACTGATAATGTCTTTATTGATCTTATAGACATCACAAAGGGCATAAGAGTAGCCCAAGACACCCAGCTAAATCTGTTTGAAAACCATGCAAATTTATAATTTTGCCCTATTCTGTAAACTTTCTTAACAAAACTTAAATAAATTGTAAAGAAATATTTGCAAGTGTAAAATAAACTACATATATTTGCATTATAGTTTACAAGTTTACAAAACATCAAAACGCAAAATAAGATGAAAAACAACAGGGAGTTATTAGCAGCCGGTGCAGTCCAAATGTTCTTTTGGGCATTGGACGGAGAATTAGACATTCAAGGCATTGACATTGAAGTATCAAGCACCGAAACGGCCACAATTTTAAAGGCCACAACGCCAGAGTACGGAACACATTATTCAACAATGATTTTGTACACTGAAAACAGTCGCAAGTTCATGAAAGAGATTCACACCTTTTGCGAACTCATAGACGAAAAGCAAACAGAGATTCGCCAATCAGAAACAGAAATGGACGAACGCAGATTCGAGGATTACATTGATGGTCAAATTTCTGAACTCAAAATCAGCAGAATGTCATGAAGAAGTTTTTTCAAGACCCAGCAGAAAACACAAACCCGTGGTTTCTGTTGGCATTCTTTCTATTTTCAATCATTTGCCTATTAATCAAGGCATTAATTTAAACTAATCTAAAAACATGGAAAATTTAGGAACAAAAGCACCTTGGACAGTAGAGAAGCAACTCGAAAAACCAATATTAGTAACCAATGGCAAAATAGAATGGTATCACTCCGTAGCTTATATTAAAGACCAAGACGGAAGGATTGTAGCAGATGTGAGCTACAGTACGGACCACGAAATGATGGGATGTGGCAGAAACGAAACCATTAAGAAATGGGAGGCAAACTGTTTGTTAATCTCAAAGGCACCAGAAATGTTGGAAATGTTGCAATCATTAGAAAATGATAACGGGTCAATTCCCGAATTAATGTGGAATAAAATTAAGCAATTGATAAAAGAAGCTACAGAAATTTAAAACAATCTAATCTATATCAAAATGGAAACTCAATTAGCAACAACAGGAACAAAAGCGGTAAGCCAGTTCCTAAATCAGAAAAACGTTCTTGAAAAGTTCGCGGACTTACTTGGAACAAAAGCACAGGGGTTTATTGCAAGTGTTATTTCAAGTGTTAATTCAAGCGATTTGCTGAAAAACGCAACGAACGAAAGTATTTATTCAGCGGCTTTAATGGCTGCAACGTTGGATCTACCAGTAAATCAAAACCTTGGGTTTGCCTACTTCATACCGTTCAACAACAGGAAAACCAACAAGCAGGAGTGCCAATTTCAAATCGGCTACAAAGGTTTCATTCAGTTGGCCATGAGGTCAGGTCAATTCAAAACCATTTCAGCAACTCCGATTTATGAGAACCAATTGGTTTCAGAAAATCCGCTTACCGGGTTTGTGTTTGATTTCAGCAAAAAAGGTCAAAACGTTATCGGGTATGCAGCTTATTTCAGCCTAATAAACGGTTTTGAAAAAACGCTTTATATGAGCGTTGAGGAACTCAAAAAACATGGGGTGGCATATTCCCAAACTTTCAAAAAAGGCTTTGGCCTATGGAACGACAACTTCGATGCAATGGCTCAAAAAACGGTCATTAAGTTGCTTTTGTCAAAATATGCACCGCTTTCAATCGAGATGCAAAAGGCACACATTGCGGACCAGGCAATTATCAGAAATGCCGACACGCTGGAGGTTGACTACATCGACAATCAGCCAGAAACGCCTATAATGATAGACGAAGCCAAGGAACACGACCGTATCGTGGACTACATAAACACCGCCAAAACGATTAAAGAACTCGAAGATGTGGAAATACACCTTGACCGTGCGAACGCTACGCAAATGACCATTTTTAACACCAAAAAACAAGCATTAGCATAATGAACTTTGATAACCATTTATTCAGAGCATCATCCATCGGTAAGATAATTTCCAAGTCTGGAAAACTTACCGATGGTATCAAAACCCACCTTGAAGAGGTATTTATCAGTCAATTGTACGGTGTACAAAAAGACATCACAAGCAAGTACTTTGACAAGGGCATTGCCTGCGAGCAGGACGGTTTAGATATCCTATCCAAGTGCGTGATCAAGTCTTTTGCCGGAAAGAACAAAGAGGAGTTTTCAAACGATTATGTAAAAGGAACGCCAGACTGTTTGCATAAAGACATCGTCTTTGACATCAAAAACGCCTACGACTTATTCAGCTTCGGCAAAGCATCGGCCACATGGGATTATGAATGGCAAGTAAGAGCTTATCAGTATTTGACCGGTAAAACAAGAGGATATGTCCTGTATTGCCTTTCAGATATGCCAGACTTCTTGTTTGCAGACGAAGAACGTAAATTGTTCTACCAAGGAAAGTTTTTAAGCTATGAATCAGAAGACTTTATTCAAGCAAGCCAAGACTTAAAAAGAAAATTGACCTACGACTACATGAAAATTGAGGACAAATTCAAACTCTTTGAGGTAGAATGCACCAATCAGCACTTTGAGTTAATGATCGATTCGGTTATGACAGCCAGGAAGTATCTAAACGAATTGCATCAGCAGTATTTAGACAGAGTAAAATTCAATAATTCATTAATCACAAACGGATTACCAATATGACAAAGGAAGACAAAAACAAAGCAGCTGAAATAATATTCGATGGGTGCCTGAAAATTGCTGCATCGTGCATGGTGATATGGGCTATTTTTAGAATGATTCATTATTTTATCAGCAACTTATGAAATACGACAGGTCTAAAATCGGAGAAAGGATATATCTCGAGCGGAGACGTAAAAAATTAAGCCAGAAAAAAATGGCTGAAATTCTTGGTATCACCAGAGAGACATTGAGCAGTGTTGAAAATGGAAAATCCGACATAAAGATGGATTCTTTGTCAAAGTTTTGCAACGAGGTAGGCAAAACACCAAACGAGATATTACTCTAAAGATCAAGTTCGAGAGACCTTTTTTGCAAACGGTTAATCTCGGACACGATAACAATTTCACCTGAATTTTTTGGGTGCGATTGCAACAAGTCGGAAACGACAATAAAGTTCTTTAAAAGCATTAACCGCAAACCAAATGCGAAACAATCAGAGGGGGAAATCCGAATAGTTATAGGGCGAAAGTACGCTGATAGCTAATACCAAGTTAGCGAGGTTTCAAAGTTGGGTGTAACTTTCACGACACTTGGAAATTGTCTTTGCGGTTGAAATGGCTAAGTAGTTTTATAATGGTAAAACACCCTTACGAGAAGGGAATAAGAGGTTCGACTCCTTTCAAGCCGCATAGCAAGGACATAGACGTTAAGGCAAAACGAATCACAGGTTTATGTTAGTCTTGCAGATTCGGGGAAGTGCTACCTTTTATTGAGGGTGAAGTGATGCATTCTGGCAAGCATATTAACATCACATTTTTTGAGTG